CAGACAACCAATACTAACTTTTGTAAAGCTGGCGACGTTGTTAAAGAAAAACTACTTTTTCAAGGCAGTGATGACTTAGACACTGTAGTGACTATTAATGATGGTACTCCTGCCGAAACTGATAACACAAGAACAGTTCGCGACATGATTGAAAGTCTTGGAATTAACATAGTAGCAAGCACAGAATTAACCGGTTTTGATAACCAATAAAAAAAGAAAAAAATGAGCGTAATTAGCACGGTTGATGCAAGAGCATTATTTACCAAAAAATTAATTGAAGTATATAAGGAGCGAGTAGCACCAACTTCATTTTTGAGATCTTTCTTTGTTAACAAAGAAAGCAACACAAAAGAATTGTCAATTGAGGTTCAAAGAGGGACTGAAAAAATTGCCGTGGATGTCGAAAGAGGCACAGAAGGTAACAGAAACTCATTCAGCAGATCGAGTGAAAAGATTTTTGTGCCACCTTACTACCGAGAATATTTTGACATGACCGACTTGGCATTCTATGAGCTGTTGTTCACAATGAATGGAACGGTTGATGCAAGGACTTTTTCAGATTGGTTAACCGATGTTGTTGAAAAACTTGCAATGTTACAAGATAAGATTGAAAGATCTTATGAATTGCAATGCGCGCAAGTTCTTGAAACTGGAGTTGTTACTTTAGTTAACGGCACAAACATTGACTTTAAAAGAAAAGCTGGTTCTTTGGTTGCAAACGCAGCTGGAAACACTTGGGCAACTGGAACTATTGATCCTTTTGCCACATTACAAGCTGGTTGCGAATTTTTAAGAACTAAAGGCAAAATGGCTGGCGGTGTTGTTAATGCCATTATGGGAACAACAGCACTTTCTGATTTTCTAAATAACGATATTGTGAAAGCAAGAGCTGATATTAGAAACATTACTTTAGATAGTATTAGACAACCACAGGCCAACTCACTTGGTGGCGTATTGCACGGTGAAGTGACCGCCGGTTCTTGGATTGTTAGAATTTGGACTTATCCTGAATATTATGATGATGCATCTGCTGACAATAACAGCTACATAAATCCAAAGAAAGTGATTTTAATACCGGATGCACCAAAATTTGTTCTCGGCTTTGCGGGAGTGCCGCAATTGATGGGAGCAAAAGTAAACGTTGGTGCTGGTTTATCCGGGCAAAGAGGTGCTTACTTAGTAGGCGAATACCTTGATGAGCGAGCAAAAGCACACATTGTGGAAATAGCTTCAGCAGGCGTTGCGATTCCTGTTGCAGTAGATCAAATCTACACGGTTCAGCCAGTAGCATAAATTAAAAAAGTTTATAACTATTAAAAGCCTCCTCCAGATGGAGGGGGCTTTTTTTTTAAATATAAAACATGAAAAAATACAAAGTAATTGCACTTTCAGTTGTTGGAAAAAGCAACAAAGTTTTTAATGGTGGTCAAACAGTTAGCGAAGATAATTTTGAGCCAGGTGAAGCTGACAAAAAAGTTGAAGCTGGATTTTTGGAGCTGATTGGTGGGAAAGAAAAAGTTGAATTTGAAGCTCCTAAAGAAAAGGAAGAAAAGGAAGTTGAAGCTCCTAAAAGCAAAAATTCTAATAAGCGAAAAAAAGGGTAATTAAGTGAACTTAATCGACAGGGCAAAGCAAGATTGGCAAAAATTCACTTCAAGTGCAAGTGGTTTTGGTCGTACGCTAACTTTAATTGCACCCAATACCACGGAAATTGAAATTATTGGATTAGCAACTAAACACCACCTGGGAATTGATGAAGATGGTAATGCTATAAGCACTAAGCAAGTACATGTTTCATTTAGCGAAAAATTGGCCACAGATTTAAGTTACCCAATTAGAAATGCAAACGGTGAAGTGGATATTATTGGTCATACAATTAAGACAAACAACGCAAATGGCCTTGAAATAACCTACGTTGTTCAAGAAGCTTTTCCAGATGAAACTATTGGTGTTATTGTGTGTATATTAGGAGAAACAAATTATTAAATGGCTGCAATATTAGACGTACTTATTCCACAGCAAAACTTCGAATTAATTCGAAACAAAGTTGGGTTAATAATTGCCGAAGAATGTGCTAATCAATTTACATTGGGTGTTACTCAATTAGAAAATCTTCAAGTTTTTGTTGATCGATTTGTTCCAATACAAGTTGAAGAATGCCCAGTTGTGAATGTTAGCTTAGATTCTGTAAGTTTCACAGCTGAAGATGCAATTAGTCAAACTGGGGACGACAAATATTTTGTTGATGTTTATACGCGTGGAAAAACAACCACAACAAAAAGAGGTGACGAAATTTCAAGTTTTGATTGCGCGAGAATATTAGGTATTATCCGTGCAATATTAGAAAATCCAAGATACAATACATTAGGTTTTGCAAAGCCATCAATTGAGCGTGTAACAGTTGAAAGCATACAAATGGCCCAGCCAAATGATACAAAGGATGCATCTAATATCAAGATGGGTCGATTATCATTGTTAGTTAAGAGAAGAGAAACCGTTCAATTAGTAGAAGGAGATCCGAGTGGAGGAGTTAACACATCAATCAAATTAGCGGAAACAGATTTTGGTTTCAAATATATAGACACTAATTAATATATACGTTTTTTTGCAAAAAAAATAAAGTAAATTTGTTAAATTAAATAAAAAGAAAAAATGGCAGTTAGTTCAGCAGTAGGTTCAGAAAGAATTTCAAGAATCGTTGGTTACATATTAACCAAGGGTGATTTTTCAAATACAAGTCCAAACTTGCCACAACGTGTTGCAATACTTGGCGAAGCCAATAATGCAAATCAAGGCACATTAAGCACCACGCCGGTTGAGGTTACAACCTTAAAGCAAGCTGGCGACTTATATGGTTACGGTTCACCAATTTACAACATGGTAAGAATTTTAAGGCCAACCACTGGCAGTGGTATTGGTGGAATTCCTACAATTGTTTATCCGCAAGCAGAAGCTGGTTCAGCTGTTGCAGCTGCAAGGGATTTAACACCAAGCGGCACTGCTACAAAAAACACAACACACACCGTTGTTATTAATGGTCGTACAAGTGTAGATGGTGGAAGATATGATTTTGCCGTTGCAACAGGCGATGAAGTTGGCGATTTAGTGCCCAAAATTATATCAGCGGTTAATGCTGTTTTAGGTTCGCCAGTTATTGCAACTGATGGCACTGGCAAAGTTACTTTGACAACCAAATGGGCTGGCTTAACTTCTGAAAAATTAACTGTTACAATTGATAACAATGGTGACGCCGCCGCATTATCTTATGCCGTTGCAAGTTCAGCAACAGGATCAGCAACACCAAGCGTTGCCGCTTCATTAGCTTTGTTTGCCAGCGAATGGAACACAATTGTTTTAAACCCTTATGGCTCAGAAGCATTTACAGAATTAGAAGATTTTAATGGTGTACCAGATCCAGATACACCAACAGGGAGATACCAAGGTATTGTTATGAAGCCTTTTGTAGCTTTATACGGTGATACTGCTGTTGACCCGTCAACTTTGACAAACGTAACAGCAAGAAAAACACAAGTAACCAATGCATCATGCCCGGCACCAAATTCAGCAGCATTTCCAATGGAAGCCGCTGCGAATATGTGTCGTTTGTTTGCACGAGTTGAGCAAGATACACCACATCTTGATGTAAATGCTAAATTTTACCCAGATATGCCAATTCCAATTGATGGTGATATTGGATTAATGTCTGTCTACAACAACCGCGATGCTATTGTAAAGAAAGGCGGTTCAACTGTTGATTTAGTTGCAGGTCGCTATCAAGTTCAAGATTTTGTGACAACATATCACCCAGATGGTGAAATTCCACCACAATTTAGATATGCAAGAAATTTAATGCTTGACTTTAATGTTCGTTATGGCTATTATTTGTTAGAGCAAATTAATGTAGTTGATAAGACAATTGCAAATGATGCCGACACAATTTCTGTTGGAAGCATAATCAAGCCAAAGCAATGGAAACAAATTGTTGCCGCTTATGCAAATGATTTGGCTAAACGTGCTTTAATTGCTGATCCTGATTTTATGGTTGAATCAATAATTGTTGCACTTAGTGGAACAAATCC